TATAGCCAAATAGGCATACATACGCTATAAATCAAAGGAAATGACCACAGACGACGGCCCACCCATTTACAGGTTCAAACCTGAGGTGGAATGCGTCCTGACAGAGCGTGCAGGTACGCTAACCGTGTTAGAGGCTAACAGACAGCGATTTACACTAGTAGGCACCGCACCCCACCCAGATGGGGGCCAACCCACCTATCTAGGGGAGATTTGGTCAGGCGTCAACGACGGCCTGAAGTTCTGGCTAGAACCCGGCTGGTACGAACGGATTAACGAGTGGGCCGAGACTACCTGATATACCTCTTACGGAGGTCGTCCTGAAGTTGCTTCTCGTCCTGCTTCATCGCAAACTCTAGGGCAATCCTGTTACGCTCACTCAGCTGAGCAAACTTGTTCAGGTCATACCCAGCCTTAATCAACTGGTTGGAGAACTCAGGATTGAGCCAGATGGAACCAAGTACCGTGTACTGGGCCTTCTCAAGCATATTGGCCGTATTACGAGCCGCATTGGCAGCGATCACACCAGCCGTAGACCGTCCTGAAGCCAACGCCTGAGCGGAAAGGATGCCCTTGATGTCGTCGGTGATGTTGTAGATGTCCTGACCAAGGGCCACGCGATTGACCAACGCCTTACGCAGAGGCTCAATCACCAGACCAACCATGCGGTCGTAAGAGTCCTTTCCAAGGATGGTCTTCATGTTCTCACGAAGATTGACCATCTCACGGTTGCTGCTGATGAACGGGGCAACAATCTTGGAGGAGTCCAGTTTCTGACCAGTCTGAGCAACGTCAGGAAGGAACTGTTTTACGGCATACGCAATCGTAGCTTCGCGCAACTTGGACATGACGCCAAGTTTTGACGCCTCAGATGCAGGGTCTTGAATGGCAGCAATAAAACCCTTAATCGTATCCGGGTCTTTGCTGATGATGGTATCAACCCAATCGGAGTTCTGAAGGGCTCCGTTGCCAATCAGCATTGATCCCTTTTCGGCAAAGAACTTGGTCGTAGGATCATTTACGGCCTTGTTGTACTCAATCCGCATCGCGTCCTCATCCAAGTTGGCCTTCTTGGCAATGTCCTTGGCTTTCTGATAGGCTGCGGCCTTCTCCTTGGCACCAGCCTCAATCATGGAGTTGGCTACAGACTGACGGAACGCCAATCGGGCAGCTGCGACGTCAGCACCCGTGCTTGGAAGCATTTCCAAGAAGTCATTCAGCTTATCCACCGTGATCGGCTCTTTGCCGAGCATGGAATTAGCCTTCATCAATTTGCTGAAGTCATCTCCCTTAATTCCAAGCTGGCTCATGGGGAAACCCATGCTCTCGAAATGGCCTAGGGTTTCGATGAACTTCTTGGAGTCGATGACGTTGGTTACAAGGTTCTTTCCAGCCTTACGGGCGTCAGCAACAGACTCATTGATGATCTGATTGAGAATCAGACTATTAACGTCCTTCTTGAACTCCCTAGCCATGTTGATGGCGGCGCTATCAGCAGCTTTGTAAATCTCTCCCGTCTGAATAGCCTTGCCAGTAAGACGGGACAGCGAGTTGGCATAAGCATCAAGCTCAGCCATCATGGGTCCATTACGACCCTGATCCTTTACGGCCTGATAGAACTCATCAAACTTTCCACTCTTCAGAAGCTCAATCGCGCTTCCCTGACGGCTTTCAAAGTTGGCAGCAGCACGATTCTGGGCCTGACGATAAGACGCGCTAACCTCAGGTCCGTAGTTCTTGTCGATAAACCGAAGCGAAGACTGCTTCAGGGCATCGTACAAGGAACCAGCGTAACGCGCAGCGGCATCCGCAGGACCACCATCAGGTAGTTTGTCGGCGATCACCCGCTTGAAATTGCGGACCTCTTCAAGCGTTGCCGTAGCCTTATCTCCAAAGAACAGGTCAACAGCCTTCTCAGCATCAGCACTGGCAACATCGCCCTCCATCGCACGTCCTTTAGCCTTACGGGCCTGAATGCTGCGAAGAACGTCCTCCTTGGACACAACTGTATCGTTAGGACGAAGACCAGTAGCCTCGTAAAGACCATTTAGACCAGCCTGAACACCTTCCTCAGCCGCCTTAGCCCGCTCCATGACTCGCGTCTGAAGCTGTCCCAAAGCAATGTCTGAGGTAGTAATCGTGGACTCCTTGCCAAAGATACGGCGAGTGATGGCACGCTTAGCGTCCTCGGCAAACAACCGCTGCTCATTAGCAACCTCAGCAGCTGCCTTTATCTTAGCCAAGTCCTGACTGCGGGTGGCCTCAGCAACTTTCAGGTCTTCATTAGCCTTCTTGGCTACAGCGGTAGCCTTCTGAAGATTGGCATTTGCGTCATCAAACTGAGTTCTGAACGGGGCGAGAAGCTGAGCTATTTCAGACTGAGACTGTGGTGAAAGAGCACCGTAAGCACGCTCAACAATGTCAGCCATCCCAAGCTCCATGTCGTTAGCCAGAGCAATGGCGCTGCTATGACCACCTTGAAACGCCTTGGCTTCAAGCGTAGCCAATTCAGGGCGTACATCCATGACAATGGCGCGGCGACCTTCGCTTTCGATTTGAGCAATGTCCTCAGCCGCCTTCTCAAGTTGTCCGCCTTTGGCGGATAGATAGCTTATGCCAATAGGAAGACCCCATCGAATCGTGCCCTCCTTAGCCTTATCAAGCCATCCCTTGCCTTCAAGTCCCTTGAACTCACCCTGAGTGATGTAGCGAGATGCCTCAGTAGTCCCCATCTGACCGGCAACGGTAGTCAGAAAGCTCTTTACAGCCGGGCTAAGCAACGCATCGGCGGCACCAACTTTGAATTGAAATACTGGAGCGGTTCCAGCAACGCCAGAAGAAGCGATGTCACGACCAGATAGCTTTTCACGTTCACCGGCCTTCATCTCCGACAACTGAGCCAGCGTTTCAGCACCAGCAGTAGTAAGACCACTTGCAACAGCTGGAACAACACCAACGCCTCCGGTTAAGATGCCAGCAGCAATCGGAGGAACATATCGGATGGCGGCAGTCTGTCCACGACGAACGGTTTCCTCTTCAGGCTGAAACTGAGCGCCCATGAACTCAGGACGAACCGCAGAGAAGGCAGAAGTTGGAACCTGAACACGACGAGCGGCAATGTCCTCCTGTTCAGCCTTCTGAACGATGGATTCAAGCACACGGGTTGAAACTTCCTGAATAGACTCAGGCTTGCCACCACCAGCAATAGCTTCCAGTTCGCTATCGCTTAGCTTGGATAGATCAGTTGGCATTTTTACTTTTGTGCGCGACGACGCTCAAGTTCAGCCCTAGCTTGTTCAGGAGTGATTTTAGGTGCAGCTGCTGGAGCCTCAGAAGGACGCTGAGTTCCAAATACTCGTTCAAGAGCGATCCTTGAAAGCATCGGCTCTTCCTTTTTAAGTTTATTGATTTCGGACTTAACTACGTCCAACGTCATTCCCGGAGTTGACATCAATTCATCAGCAAACGCTTGCCGAGAATCCATGCGCTCTTTGTTCAAACGGGCAAGCTCAACGTAATACTTAACTGCTTGCAATGGGTCTTTAGCAGAAACAAGCGTCTTCTCGGCGTCAATACGATCGTCATTCGACATTGATCCGAATCCCTTTAGAAGGGCTTTTCTCTGCTGACCAGACAGTCCTTTTATGCCTTTAGTATAAATTGTTTGAACAGCAGAGCCAAAATCTTTTCCAAACAAAGACTCTCCAATGTTTTTTGCGGTTGTAGAAAATTCAGCCAAAGCTCCAGTAGTAGCTCCCTGCTCAATAGCATAAGCTATTTGTTCAGCAAACTCAGCTTGAGAACTGGCGCTTTCTACGTCTGTACCTAGTTTCTTAATATCTTCTTTAGCAATCTCAATCATTGCCTTTTGATTTTCCATACCAATAGTCTCTTCTGGACTCATGTATGGCTTGCTGATCTGCGAGTCACGAACCTCTCCAGTTAGAAGGTTGGTTGTGCGTTGTTTAGGGATGACCTTGCCGTCGACGATCACATCGATTTTCTCAGTCATCTGACCCCTTTCGCGCATGGTAGCCGCAGCGACAAACGCTTCATTAGCCTCATCAGGAGTTAATTCCTGAGTAACTGGCTTTCCAATGGCGATGTTTCTAGCCGCAGACGCGATATTCTCCTTGCGTACCTTTTCAGCCGCTTTCGCAGCTAATTCATCTGTACGAGCTTTAGTGACAAGCTGAGTATCTAAGAACTTAACTCCAGCATTTAGCAACTGAGGAGCGCCTTCCATGAACGATTTTGCGGCAGATGCACGCTCCATCGTGGAAAGATTTGGATCACTAATGCGCGAACGAAGGTCTTGCAGCGCACCCCCAATGCGCGGATCAACCTTTTCAAGAATGGGCTCAAACCCGCTGGAAAGAACATCAGCAGCCTTAATAATGCCTTGGGCCTGTTTCTCGCGTTCCTTGTTCTGAACGTAACTCTCAAAGCCTTTTACGGCTCCACCAACAGCCGCGCCAATCCCCTGCGCTTGCATCTGCGCCGACTGCCCAGCAGCCTGTAGGAACGGCGTGTAGTCAACAGCCGACAGTTCGGGACGAATCTGACTTCCAGTTGCAACGGCCATAAATTTAAGTATTAACCAAAGGGCTTACCAAAGAATCCACCACCCGCAGCCGTACCAGCGGCTCCAAGGAGGCTTCCAAAGATTTGACCCGTAGCCGCAGCTTGAGCACCAGCAGCCTGAGCCTGAGACCCATAGATGGCAGTCTGATAGCGTCCCAAGTTGCCCACGTTCTGAAGGGCAAGGTTGACCCCAGCCCCATAGTCCACGGCACGCGGACCAATGGACTGTCCACCAAGCTGCTGGGTGAAGGCTTGCTGTTGAGCCCCATAGCCCAAGGCCCCGGACTGACGCCCTAGGATGGCTTGAAACGGATCAGCACTAATAGCCCGATTCATCCCAAAGGCCAACTGCCCAGCTTGAGCCGCCTCAGCCCGACGGCGGGCCATGATGTCCTCACGGCCAAGAATCTCCGCAGCCACAGAAGACTCGTCTCCAATGCGTCCACGCGCCAACCCAGCCATACGGGCTGTTTGCTGGGCAGAACGCATCTGCTCAGGGGTAACACGCTCAGATTGGGCATAAGCCCGCTCCGCAGCTTGCTGGCTAAGCTCAGCCATACGGGCGGCATAGGGATCAGCAGCCCGCAAAGCAGCCGTAGCCCGCCCACCCATAGCCTCAACGGCGGCAATGTCAGCCTCACGCTGGGCTCCCAAAATCTCCCGCTCCAGACGACCCGACTGACGAGCAGCCTGCTCCTGCAAGCCAAGCACCCCGCCCATATAGGTGCGGAGGTCGGCCAGATTGAGCTCAGCATACGCGGGACGAAGCTGACGCTCCACATCCAGCATCCGCTTCTGAAGCTCGGGATCAGCCATCATCTCGGCTGACCGGCGGTACTCATCCGCCATAGACACAGGCTGTGGAGGAGGCGGGGCGGCGGGAGTTTTAACGGAAGCCATGATCTTTACGAGCTAGTTTAGCACATAGAAGGGTTGTAGGGTAGGCCCTGAACCTGTCGGCCCCCTTGTTTCTGGTCCATCCCATGAAAGGAAGATAGTAGGGTGCTTGTGAGACAAACCAACCCAAAGCGTTGCACCCAGCAGCGTAATGAACATACCAGCAATCTGGATTGGCTGGGTGCCAATCATCCTGCCCCATCTCCTTCCTTACTGGCTTAGCCAGAAGAAGCCTGTCGGGCGTGGAGAAGACATACCCATGACACAGGTAGTATCCCAAGTCCTGCTCAAAGCTCCACCCCCTTGATTGGTAGTAGGCTTTGGCTTCCTCTATTGGGCTCACACAGGTGTCAGCGTCACCTTGTATTGGTTGTTGTCAATCGTAATTAGAAGATCAGGGTTATCCCAACCAAAGCTGATGGCGTGGGCCGAAGATTCTCCCGTGACAAGCTGGACGGTGCGACCTGAAGCCGTTCCCGACCTAATAATCTGAGCATTCACGGTCATGTTCGCATTCACCGCGCTAGTGCCATTCAAGGTGGTGACGCCAGCAATGGTGGTAGTTCCATTAACCGCCAGATCGCCAGAGGTGGAGATGGTTCCACCTGTGGTGAGCGTTCCATTGAGAATGGTGTTACCCGAGACGGTTAGGTTGCTGTTTGCGTCCCAAACTGGGGCTCCCGCAGACAAACGCGCCACCGTCACCCCATTGTTGGCAATCTGAAGCTGTCCGCCACCAGTCACCTCAAGACCACCGCTGGCCGCACAAGTGCCGCTGCTGCCAGAAACAAAGGCTGCTGCATCTACAAGATTGTGCAGCTTAGTGTTGGTTACGGTGTCGGTAGAGGTGAAGGTTTGACCCTTTACGAGAATAGCCATGATTAAACTAGATTAATGGTGTAGACGACTCCGCCTGTTTGGGCTTTGAAATCGGTACCATCATACCAGATTGCGCCGTCTTGGGCGCCAGCAGGAGTGCTACCTCCAGTAGAGGACAGCTTCAAAACATTATCTATCGTTACACGGTCGGATGAGACATAAAGTCTAGCAGTACCACCGCCAGAAAAGCCAATCTTATCCGTTCCGTCGTAATACATCCCTGTATCCGTATCGGTGAACGTGAAGGCCGGTGCTGCTGCCGTTCCGTTGTTTGTAGCCTTTACGTTGTAGCCGCTAATCTGTCCACCAGCGTTTATCTGTCCATTTGCACTAATCGTACCTGAAGCTGATATGCCACCCTGCGAAGTGTTTGTGTTGGTTGGGCCGGTGGTTCCAACCCCAATGTTTCCATCAACCCAAAGGTTGCCAGCATCGGATGTAAACACCGATCCGTTGCTAAGCTCGCGCCTAACATTAACCAATCCATATGTGTCGATTACAAGACGCTCAACTCCAACATTAGCGGTTGGGCTTACGTTGGTGTGCATCCTTATCTCGGATGCCGTACCCTGACCCGCTTGCAACAGGAGATAACCTCCAGCACCAGCCGAAGGATAGTCATTACCAACCAAGTCTATTTGAGCGCCATTGCTTGATCCGTTATTTGACGCTCCTGTAATTGTAAGAACGGCGTTGTTTACCGACCTGCGGATTCCAATGGTGGAGTTTATTACCAGCGCATCAGTAAAGGTAGCGGATGTAACGGTTGGAGATGTAATCGTTCCATTACGAACCTTTACGCTATTGAACTCCGCATCTCCATTACCCTTGATGCGCCATCCAGATACATCGGAAACGTAACCAGAAGACCTTAGCACCCCAGAATTTGGAGTTGTTCCGTCAGAGATGATTATCTCCCTGCTGGTAATAGTTCCTGCGGTAATCTTAGTAGCCGACACATTTTGGATGAGGGCATCCTTGATGAAAACGGTTCCGCCACTCACCGTAAACGGAGACTCCTGAGCCGTTCCATCCGAATTGATGATGGAGAAGTAGTCAGCCTGAATTACAAACTCAGTACCCTTGGCGGCGTATGAATTTGTAACACCATAGGTTTCAGTTGAAGAACCGGAAGGAAGGTTGTAGGTGAACGTGAATGTTCCCGTATTGGTGATTATGTACGTCCCGTTGGGATTAGTTGTGGCATAGCCCAAGCCGGTCATGCTAACCAGATTCCCAGTAGTGTAGCCATGTGCCGTAGCCGTAGTGATTGTAACTACGTTTGCACTCCTGCTTGCCGCAGAAATCACCTTACCGCCATCAGCGTTTGTAGCCCTGAATCCTAGGATGCGCTGGCTGGGACCAGAAGCCGTAGGCGTCACCATCAAGACATACTCATCTGCAATGCTATCCACCCGCTTGTCGGGATAGGGCACCCAATCAGTAATACTCGCATCGTAGCGATAGAGGATGTTGTTCTCTGACGTGTTAATCCAGATGTCGCCGTCATTGGGAACAAGTGGGGACGTAGCGGAACGGGTAATCTTCTTGGCCAGATTGGTCGTAATCGTGTCCGTAACAGGCCAAGAGGTGACAGTTGCGGCCAACGGACCAACGATATTAGAGAATCTGCCATTCCTAGCCTCCACCTTAATCCAGTAGTAACGGGTAGTTCCAGCCGTGAGGTTTTCACGGAAGAACGTCCTCTGGTCCTGCCCGACGTAGAAAGAAGGGTTGGCCGGAAGCGTGGTGGTGGTGCTCTCGTAAATCCAAGTCTTGAGAGGCTGGGTGTTTTGCACCCAACTCCAAGATAGGATGATGGACTCCACGCCTGATGTGTAGCTCAGTCCCGTAGGGTCGTTTGGCGTAATCCCATCATCAGGCGCATACCCATCAGAATTGGTGGCCTCATTCCAAACGGACTCGTCAATGAGCTTGTTCAGGCGGATGGCTGTTGCCTTCCGACTGGCCCAATCCTCGTTCTTATCCGTGAACGTGTAACCTCTTTTAATAATGCCCATTATTCAGCGGAGAGAATGGCGTTCATGGACAGCATACCCGTCATCCTGACGGCCCTAACCTTAGGGCGTCCCAATGATGGGGTGACGGACATCTGACCTCCATACCCTCTCAAATTGCCCATGCGTCCCTTCAGGGAGACATCCTCAGCCGCCCCTACGTTCTTCCCTAGGATGGAGTAGACGGTTCCCAAGGCCTCTGTGGCATCGGGATTCTCAATCTCCGTGGACAGGGTGGCATTGGAGGGAGTGTTTGTCGCACTCTCCAGATGAAGCTCATACGAGTTGAACTTCTTCCTATCCATCGTCCCAAAGGAATACTGGCGACTGGTGAACAACGAACTTACGTCCGTCTCCGTAACAGAGCTTCCCGGCGTCAACGACAGGAAGTCCTTCCAATTACTGGGGCTGGCTGAACCAGTCGTGTCGATGAGGTGGATGCCACCCTCCTTGCTGACAGCGTGGAGCTTGTTTGGACCACCCGCACCTGAGCGAATGAAACCCGTGATGTTCCAATTCGCATTGTTCACGATGTCCATCGACTCCCACCCCTGATTGAGAAAGTTGTACACCAGAATGGTGTTATTCACCGTGGAGGTGTCGAGGGGTACGGCTAGGTAGTAGCGATTGTCGTGATAGACACCAACAGCATTATTTGCATAAGGTCTGTTAATTCGTGCAATCAGGGGATTGATTGACTCGGAAAGTGGAACGGTGGCTCCACGCAGGTTGTACAGGTCTTCAAACGCCACCCCGTACACCCCGTTGTCGGACAAGAAGAAGATTTGGTTGCCCACCTGAGCAATGGACTTGCGGGACACGCATCCCACCTCACGGGTGATTTCCTGCACCGTAGCATTGGTTAGGTCCGCCCCCACACCCCTCACTAGGTGGATGGAGTTGCGGGCGAATGCCACAAGGTTGTCCTCCGAGAAGGGCTGTAGGGCAACGATGAAGTCCGCGCTTCCTGACGCAATGCGGAATTGGTTAGAAATCTGGTCGTAAGTGTTCTCGTCCAGAATGTCGGAGGCTATGATTTCGTCCTTGGTGTTCCGATTTGTGATGGTCGGAGTGCCAGACGTGCCCGTCATGGCGTAGTTGAACGGCATCCAGAGCCTGCGCTGATGGTAGATGGCCCACGGGGGAGCGGGCATATGCGTGAAGCCAAGTCCAATGGACTGACGCTTGCCAACAGCAATGGTGGCATTGGTGTAGTCCGACGCATCCGCCTTGAACAGGAAGGTGTTGTCCGTTATCTCGTATACGACATACTCCGTGAGGGGATTTAAGTCGGTGGCACCAGCGTCGCTCACCATCACCTTATCTCCCACAGCCACCTCATGCGCCGTAGCCGTCACCGTAACAATTCCGTTTACGATGTCCGTGTTATCAGCGTCGTCGTAAATCAAGGGTTGGGTGTATGCCCCATTATCCACCAAGGCAAATTGGCTGGAGATGATGGCTGAGGAAACACCACCAAAGGTTTCGTTGCTACCAGCGCAGTCGTAGCGAATCTGGGTGACTGTTACGCTCTTGACGGTGAAAGTGCCGTTGGGATTGGTGCCTCCAGCAAAGGTGAGCCCTGACACAATGATGATGTCGCCCTTTAGGACATGGTGGTGGGCGGATACGGTGAGACGGGCCTCATTGCCCATTCTCACGGCTGCTGTCACCGTAGGGACAAACCCCGGCCACCGCATGGCTACCTTCCCATTCCTGAAGATGAACAGCTTTTCAAAAGCCTGAATAATCTCGCAGGTGCTATCAACATACTCCCCGGAAGGATAGTTGATGCTAGTAGGAGTGGCTGAGGTGTTGGAGCTAAGGATGAGCTTTACAGACGAATCCGTAGCCAGAGCCAAGTATTCGGTAGAGGCCGTATTGGGATCGGAGTAGATGCACGATCCGTAGATTTGGCTGATACCACCGGGAAGAGAAAATGGAAGGGTTTGCGGCAGGCTGACAGGGGTACCCGTTGCTATGGGCTTAAACACGTTGTAATAGCCCAGACGGGGTTGCCAAGCCCCATCAACATCCATGCGGCCATTCTGGGAGACAGCCACCTCTCCCGGCTTCAGCTGGTCAGGCCGAAGCCTTTGGTTGATACGGACAAAAGCCGTATCCCCGTCGTCCACCAGCTGG